TTCATTGTATTCTCCGCTCGATTTCGAGTCTGATTTTAAGGTTGTAATTTTTTGTTAAAGTTCTTTGGACTTTCCAAATCTGCAATATAAAGAATTGGAGAATAGGATTGTTGTCCACTTCCACCACCAGCAATTACTGTGTAGATATAGTGACCATCCTGGAAAGGTGATTTGATAGCATTACCACCAAACTCATTCAAGAACTCTTCGGCACCAGCTGTAAGATCAAATGAACCATCATTATCATCATCTTCTGATACATTCACAGAAGAACCTTGTGGTGCTGGTGATTCTAAATTTGCTGTTCCAAACACAGAAGCCCACTTGGATGCTTCTTGACTTTCAAAAGTTTCGA